GAGAGGTTTACTTAGGCAGTATGCTTCTTTCTTCCCACTTTGGTTTCTGAATGGAACCGCTCTGTGTTTGCGATCCCGCGAGTGCAAGGTGGTCATTTAGATCTGTTCCCGATACATAGAGTACGGGAACATGTGTGCGGAGGTAGGTGATCTTACTCCTCCACATAGCCAATTTAGTTGTGTGACGTGGACTTTGTTCCATCTTTTTGAGTCTATACCTCGCCTTTGCGTTTATGAAGGGTGAGGTGCGGATCGCGTCCAACATCGATACAGTGTTTTCAGGGGAGATTTCGGACCGTTTATTGTCCTTAATCCACTGTTTATACGCTGATCGGTAATGGTGGCACATCAATTTCTTTCCCCTCATGGCTTGGACGTTAGCTTGCCATTCTTTGTTACGTGACTTTGCGTCAGTTTCACCGAATGAGAGCCAATCGGCCCATTTCCTGCCTGAGTGGATATTATTGATGGCCTTTACGTGGTCCTCCCTCATCACTTCGACCAGAATGTCGTCATACCTCACTGCTCCTTTGCTCCATTCCGTTGTCAATCGGGACCTGAGTGGTTCTAGCGTCTCTTTTAGATTCGCTGTTCCACTTTGGTTGGACAGTGCGAAAGGCCCTTTCAACAGGAAAGATTTGATCTTATTCTTTACTGTTTTCTCGGCTATCCGCCCAGTCCCCGATCCGCCAAACGCAATGGGGCCAGACCCAAGCCCGTGGATTCGTGGGAGAGAGGCCAGTTTTAGCTGAGCAAGTTCTCGAACTTCTCGCCAATTTCTGCTCTCCCCTACGATCTTGTAGATGTTTCCACGCGCATCGGGTAGTAGGTTGCTCTCTAGTGGGTATGACTCTTTTATGGTCACGCTTTGGTTAGGTCTCTCCTCCGCCAACACCCCCTGCCCATTCACGCCGTTAATCTCGATTAACTTCTCGCAGAAGACACCCCTGACACCAAGGAAGGACTTCTTTTCGTTCAGGACTAACCCGAGCCGTTCGATCCATTTCTTGTATTTGTATCGTTCGGCTTCTGTCCAGAGGCCAATCAGGTCATCGCCACAGATCTCAAATGTGCCGTTGTCTGATGAAGCCTGGTATCCTGCGAAAGCGTTAAGTATCGAGAGAATTGTCCATGTGGTTCCTAGACCCATATGTGCGCCTCTAGTCGTTAGTTGGGGTTCTTTACCCTCCTCTTGACTATGCAACATCATAGGTTCACAGCAACGCATGGCCACTTCGATTTCGTGATTGGGCACGCCCAGTCCTTCCAAGCAACCCTTTAGGGCGGCTTGGCCTAGGCCATGGTCAATATAATCGCTCGCTGCACTGAGATCTGCAGAGTAGAGTCGAGCGTTTTGACTATGGTTCCTCAACCTCACGGGTTCATTCCTTAAGCTGTTGCGACTCCACTTCAGGTCCTTTAAGAAAGGTAGTAAGTGTCGAGAGACGCAGCGAGAGTAGTGAGCCAAGTATGCCGGATGGTTAGAAGCTATTCTGACTTTCATCCCCCTCTCTACGATCGCCACCTGCGCAAGCGGGTGGTGGTATGTATCGGAGAGTAAGGGTGAGTTGTAAGTCAAGTATCTACTCATCCGGTATGCGCGGAGGTTGGAGAGTTCACTAGGACGGTAATTCTCTGGCGTTTCCTCGTTCAAAGACGCCACCACAGATTCTGCCTTTTTGACGGCCTGTCCCCACGCG